GAGAACAAATCAATATCTGCGCTTCCACCAGCAGGGGCTTCTAAACATGTCATTTTGACGCCAAAAACTGTGCCTTGATTGGCTGTAGTAACTTGAGCGATATAGGCAACGCCTGAACCGTCTTTACCAATAATATCGCCAGCAGTTCCGCCATCTTTAAGACCTGTAAGATCAATCATGATTGTTGATTTAACAATGTTTACACCAGTTGAAGTATCACTGTGATCACGAACAACTGTGGTGATATATACGGCTGCTGTACCTTCGATACCAGCACTACCAACAGCTTCCGCAGCCATTTTATCACCGCTAGTTACGGTAATAGTGCCTGTGGTAGCGTTTTTCGTAAACATTTGGAAACCGTTTTGAGAACGGACGGGACCGCTAAAAGTAGTATTAGCCATGCTTATCTCCTGTCGTGGCTAGTGTCAGACCCACTCTGGATCTGTCAGGGATTAATTTATTATACATAAAAAAAGAGCGGCTGTGAAGCCGCCCTTTTCCACCTTTGGAGAAGGTATTTTTATGCACCCGGCGAACCGAATACGCAGCGTGGGTCAGAAAATCCAAAGCTGTAACGCTCACGAGCCTTAAACCGCATGTTACCTGAATCAAAATCAGCTTCCATGTTGGTTGCAAGAGCCGCACGTTCAAAGTGCTTGAAGCCATTTGGAGCATCAGTCTTGAGGAAGAACGCATCTGGATCTGTCAGGAAGTGGTTAATTACATAACCCTCTGGCAACATACCCATGTTCTTGATCGCGTTGATGTCATTATCCGCTGTTGATGTGCGGAGTGTTGACTCAAGCAGACGATCAGCAACAAACTGAAGCTGTGGCGGCACAATAAGCTTCATGCCACGAAGGGCAATAATCATATTGCGCTCATCAACGAATGTTGAGATGTCGATAAGAGCATTCTCAAGTGATGTTTCGTTGAGATCAGCAGCAGTTGACGGCTCGTTGCG